CACCGTAAGCAGCAGCAAGGGGGATGACCTTGCCGACAGAACTTGCAAGTTCGTTCACAGTGGTTTTACCCAAATTCTGAGTGGTGATGAGGATGTCCGAAACCCGCTCCGTTTCTGCAACGGACAGGCCATAGGCATTGAGGGCTGTGGTGAGGACATCCACGGCAGTTTCCGCCTCAGTAAAACCGCCAGATGCCAGGCGGGTCGCTTTACTTACAAATTCAACTGCCGAAGCTGTGTCCACACCGGCAGAGATGGCAGAATAGGTTGCCTCTGCAATGGCTTCAGCAGAGCGGCCAGTCTCCCCAGACAGGGTGACAATCTGCGCCTGAATCTCCTCCAGTGAAATCGCAGAAGTATCCGCCAGAGTGGCCACCTTTGCCATGGCGGTTTCAAAGGTAGCAGCAGCACCAGCACATTCCAAAAGTGCATCCGCGATCTCCTTCACCGTTGCAGTAATGCCGGCAGCGGCAAGTGCAGCGGCCAAATTCTCTACCGCATTTTTCGATTCATTGCCGAACTTCTTTGCCTGCTCCCTTGCATCCTTTGTCTCGTTGCCATACCGGTCAATGGAGGTTGCGCATCCGTCTGCACTGGCCGATGCTTCATCCAAGTATTGGTTGTTACGCCAAATTTCATCGGACAAATTGTTGAGGTCAATGTTCGCAAAATTGAGCTGCTTTTGCCAATTTTGGACACCCTGTGCTGCCGCCGCTTCGTAGCCCTCAGCCTCTGCCAGCTCCGCATTCCACTTTTCCAGCTCCTCCGTCAGGGCCTTTTGCTGATCAGTAGTATCATTGCTGGAATTCTTCAACTCATCCAGTGCTCTCTCACAACGCTCGACGTTCTCTTTTGCTGTAGCGACGCGATTGGCGTACTCTGCCTGCGCTCGTTGGGCATTTTTAAGGGCCTCTTCCAAGGTAGTCACTTTTTCTTTCTGCTTGTCATACATAGCAGCCAGAGCAGATCCCTTGGCAGAGAGGGCTTCCATACTATTTGCATTTCCCTTAAATTGACTTTCGGTCAAGGCAAGATTAGACTTGAGCATTGACAGCGAGGAGGCACAGGCAGAAATCGCTTTCCGGTATTCCGCCTCGCCATCAATGGCAAGCCTGGTAGATATGGTTCGGACCGCCATTAAAAATCCTCCTCAGACTTTTTGCGTTTGACGCCGTGAGATTGGAGATATAACTCAAACGCATCATAGAGCTCTCCTGGAGCCATGAGAAACGCTTCCTTCATGCTGAGACCAGCTGCCGCAGCCATGCGTATGTAGTGGTCCCAGGTCAATCTCTGCATTTTCATCTACAATTTCCCGGCCATATCCAAGGGCAATTGCCGCAGGGATTGCCAGTTTTAGCGCCGCGATTTCGCAGGGCGCGGTCGTGCGCATAATGGCCTCTGCCGTCACCATCGGCGCTGGATCATACCCTAAGTGACGACGGGCAAGCTCCCCCTGCTCAGCCAGGAGCGCAGCGACGGCGCAAGCTGTGCGATAGCCCTCCGGGGTATCTGCCTTGATGGTATCCAGTAGTTCTGCGGTGCCAGTGTACTCGTCACGGATCTGGAACATTGCCTCACCCGTAAATGCAAGATAGCGTTCACGACCAGCAAGCTTGATTTTTACAGCTTTCATAAGTCCTCCGAATTCAATTACGGGAGGAGGTGGCCCCCTCCCGCATAGAGATTACGATCCGGCTGTAGCAGCCAGCTTCTCCTGTACCCAGGTCCGCGCCTCAGCCTCGGTTTCAAACTCTTTGGTAACCCGCCAGTCATCGGTATTGCATTTGAATACGGAGAAGGTTGTTGTATTGGTTCCGAAAGTGATGGAATCCGCCTTGGTCTGGGCCGTATCGTTGCCAAGGGCAGCCTTGACCCGGGGATAAAAGTAGCCCTTAAAGATCTTTGTCCCTTTCCGCATAAGCACTTTATAGTACGTCAGGCCTCCCAAAGGCGCAGTATCTCCGGCCTTGTAGTGAGCCTCTTTTTCTTTTACCTCGCACCCATAGACCGCAGACGCCACATCATCGGTCATGTCATCCGTTTCCATGGTAATTGTGGCGGACGAAAATTCATCCACACTTTCCGCCATTCCATCATCAGCAAATAGCTTGCCGGATGCCAGTGTGACAGACAGGTCAGCCTTGATCAGGCGGCCAAGCACTGTTGCACCACTGTAAGTGGGAAGCTCGTTTTCCGGCTCTCCTTTAATCGGGGAAAAGTTCGGGAATTTTGCTCCAAAACTTGCCATAATTTATACCTCCTATTGACTATAGTTTTTTGCTATTCAAATAATCGTTATAGACTTTCTCTCCAGCTTCTATCACTGCTTTTTCTTTATCTATACACGCTATACGAATCGCGGGTCTGGCTCGTTGATGATTTCTGCTACCATATTCGTTTATAAATGCGACATCCGAGTTGCGCTCACCACGTTTATTCTTTCCGTGAGGGAAAATAGAGATAGACGTTTTAATCCCATTCTTCTTTACCCTTCCCTTTTTGATTGACCGTGCCGTTTCCCCGGACGCATAAGGACCTTTCCACGCTTTTATAGCCGCTCTCTGCTGTGCTGCAACAAGGACATCAGCTTCCGCTTCAAGCATTTCAGCTATAACGGTATCTGGCAATTCCGCTAAATCGTGCACATCTCCAATTAGTGAATCAATTCCTCTATACTTAATTTTCCCCATCACTCCACCCCCGTTGCTTGGACGATTTCGCACTCAAGCACAAGATGCTGCCCATCTTTGTCAGAGGCATTCACCATTGATGGCCAGGTAGTTCCTGCTGCAACAAGCACCCGTTTAATCGTCCGCCGGGTTTGCACTGTGTCTGCACCGGTAGGAGCAAATAAGTGGACAGCAATCAGAAATCGCTCACACCCCGGTTCATCGTCCCCCCAGTCATCTGGGATAGACTGGTAGTCAAAGGTAATGTAGGTGCCCTGTTTGCCCTCATAGGTATCCGCCTCTGTGGGCACAATGGGCTCCAGAGCGGCTTTCAGCAAGCTGTTGATACTCATTGGCAACCACCCCTTGCACAGTTCCGCAGCTCCAAAGGTGTCTCTGGCGCCTCCTTGCAATTGAGCTCAAAAATTTCTCCGCTTTTGGTGTATGCCCGGACAACTTCATAGCGTTTTCCGCCGAACTCAACTTGCGTCTCCTCCTGGAAGTCCGCACCACGGACTTCCAGGACCAGCGTAATCTTGTCCCCGGC